ATATTCGATTGTGGATGAAACAGGATTGCGTGACTGAGGTCAAGCAAATAGGAATGAACCAAGAACAAACAGCGGGGCAGATATGAGTCGTATCATCAAAAAGTACTACACTCTAGATGAATTGACGGCTGCCTGGCAATTACCCGAGCCAGATCTACGCTATGCGGTGGAGGACGGGCTTTTGACCCTGTCTGCCCGGATTGTCGGCGTTCCGATGCAAGTTGGTGGGTATGATCTGACGCCTGAAGGGGAACGGTTCTCCATTCCTTATGGCTGCCGCCAAATGGATGGGCTTGTCGATCTATGCCGCAGGGACACCTATGCTCTGTTTCGCGAGGGGTCGGTTGCGCCGCGCCGATTTCGCCTGCCGGGCAATGAATACGCAGAGTTGACGCGAGATGAAGATGCCATTTGCCTGCAACGCCGTGATCTTCTGGTCCGCCAGGGTGAACGCTGGGAGTTTGAAGACAAAGTGCTTGGGTTTACCAATGATGGATTGGTGAAAGGTGTTGATTTTCAGTACTTTGAATTTGATGGAACGTATTGGGACTTCACGGAAATGCAGTCCCGTGCGTTAAAGTTCCTGTTTGACTCTGCCCGGGCCGGGGCCCCTGATCAACGGTTTCCCGACATATTGAATGCCGCATCGTCAGCGTCATCCAAGCTGGGGCATTTGTTCTCGAGCCGTCCCTACTGGACCCGGATCGTGAAGAAGTCGCCCGGACACCGGGGGTGGTACCTGATGGAGCCCAGGCTCGTGGTTTCCCTTCTGCTCTGAACACCGCCCAACTTCCGAGTATCCCTCGCCCTTTCACCCGCCTTCTGGCGGGTTTTTGATTCGCGCTTTCGCATCGTGATTCGGCTGACCCAAGTGTCGCTTGGGCGGAATTTGGTAGGTGAATGGTCGGTGGTTGGTCGGTGAAGGTAGGTGGCACCGACCGGGCCTGAAAAGCGCTGCAAATCCAAAGCAGTATTTTTCTTTCATCACCGACCAGACGCGGGACGACACCTACCTTGGGGTGTCGCAGTCTGTCTTCAGTCCAACAAAACTGGAGGCAGTGATGCTCGTCAAACATCTCAATCAAACCGACCTGGCTCGCCGCTGGAAGGTCAGCCCGCGCACACTTGAACGCTGGCGCTGGGTCGGAGAAGGCCCGGCCTATCTCAAGGTCGGCGGTCGGGTGCTTTACCGTCTTGAAGATATCGAGGCGCATGAGAAGGCCCGGCTGCGCCAGAGCACGGCCAATGTTGCTCGCGCGTCGGTAATGGCCCGATGAGTCGCTCGGGGCCGCTCCGACGGGTTGTGCAAATGGTCCCTCGTCCTGACGAGATCAGCTTTTGTGCCTGGGTGTCACAGGCAGAGCCCGGTGACAGGCTGGAATACCATCGCGGGTTTCTGGTGCTTGATACCTTTGCCCAGATTTCCGGACTTTCCGACAAGGAACGGGCCGAACTTGGCAAACTCGCCAACCGCGCATTCTGCGTCGCCGAAGCGGGTCTCGTGCACTTGGTACAGCAACGCATCGACACGGACCAGTTCGCCTACATCGCAATCGCCCGTCCCAAACCGAAACATGCCGCGGCGTCACTGTCAGAGATTCTACTTGATGAGGCCGCCTGATGACCCCGTTTCAATCGATTTTATCCACCCAAGGAGACCAATACATGCCCTATCCCGACAACACCCCGAGCATGGACGAGATGCTCAGCCTGCCAATCGGCGCGTTGGCTGAGATGCCGGTTGAGCTTTTGTCCAGCCTGCAGGGCGAGTTGGCCCAGGCCAGCAAACACATCAAGGCCGCAACGGCCCGTTTTAATGCAGCACTTGATATGCGTTACGCGACCCGCGCCACCGTTGCGCGGCGCGCCACCGGCAGGGATACCGGCACCGTTCGCCTTGCCGATGGTGATTTCTCGGTGGTCGCCGATCCCTCCAAAAACAAAGTCTGGGATCAGGAACAGCTCGCCCGGATCGCGGCCAACATCGAGGCGTCGGGCGATGACCCGGCCGAGTTCATCGAGAGCACACTGAAAGTGTCCGAGCGCAAATATTCAGCCTTGCCGGAGTCCTGGCGCAAGGGGTTTGAGCCCGCGCGCAAGGTGGGCAGCGGCAAACCGACCTTCCGTCTGGAGGCGGCAGAGCAGTCCTGAACTCGGCGGCGGGGATGCCCAGATCGCAAGGCTGGGCAGGTTCCCCTTCGGCACCCGGTTATCCCCCGCCGTCGTTGATCATCGTAAACTTGAAGGAGAGCACCATGACAGTGCGCATCATAACCGCTGACGAACGATTGTCGGCAGCCGAGAACAAGACATCGCTCGCGATCTTCGGGCCACCCGGCGTGGGCAAGACCACGCTGATCAAATCGCTGCCCGAGGATGAGGCTGTCTGCTTTGATCTCGAAGCCGGTATGAAATCCGTACAGGATTGGCACGGCCCCAGCATTCCGATCCGGAGTTTCGAAGATTTCCGGGACCTTGTGATCCTGATCGGGGGCCCGGACCCGGCGCAACATCCCGACAGTTATTATGGCGCGGGATATCATGCTCATGTGCAGGCACAATACGCGACAAGTGGGCTGGAAGGGTTCCTCAGGGACCGCTCGATCATCTTCGTGGACTCTATCACCGATCTTTCGCGCCAAGCCATGGCCTATGCCAAACAACAGGCCGAGGCGTTTTCAGAGCGTACCGGCAAACCGGATATACGCGGAGCCTATGGGCTGTTGGGCCGGGAAGTCATCCAGGCGCTGAAGCACCTTCAGCATGCCCGCGGCAAGACCGTGATCTTCGTTGGCGTGCTGGAAAAGGTGACCGACGAGTTCGGCACCTCAAACTGGATTCCGCAGATGGAAGGCTCCAAAGCCGGACGCGAACTGCCCGGCATCGTCGATCAGGTCATGTCGATGCAGTTATTTGGCAAGGACGCCGAAGGGGCGTGGGTTTTGGACGAGACATCAACCAACCGGCGTCTGGCTTGCAAATCCGGCAACCCCTGGGGGCTGCCAGCCAAGGATCGATCCGGTCGGCTGGACATGACCGAACCACCTGATCTCGCAGCGCTCCTCGCGAAAGTCGACGGGCGCGCCACCCCCACGACAACCATCACCCCCGATCCCACACTGAAAGGACTGAACCCATGAGCTACGATCTGAATGACGCCGCCCCGCAAATGGCCCCGACGGGGGAGCTGATCCCTGACGGCACCTTCGCCAAGGTCATGTTGAAAGTCCGCCCCGGTGGCAGCAATGGTGCAACAGCGATGGATGCCGGGTTGCTGAAGGCGTCAAACCACAGCGATGCGAAGATGCTCGATTGTGAGTTGACGGTGACCGAGGGGGCATTCGCGCGGCGCAAGTTCTGGCAGAACTTCACGGTTGCCGGTGGCAAGCTGGACGAGAAGGGCCAGTCCAAGGGCTGGAACATCTCAAAGAGCACCTTCCGGGCAATGATCGACAGCGCGATTGGTCTTGATCCTGCGGACACCAGCCAGACAGCGCGGGAAAAGCGGGTGATTGGCGGTCTCAAGCATCTGGACGGGATCACCTTCGCCGCGCGCATCATGGTGGAAAGCTCGGACAACCCGAACTACCGCGACAGCAACAAGCTCGCCAATGTCGTTTTGCCGAATGAACCCGCCTACGCGGCGATCATGCGGGGGGACAACGTGGCCCCTGATCCAGTCAAGGCCCCGCCCCGAAAATCCTCTGCCCAGACGCCACCGGCCTGGAATGCGCAGGCGCCCGCCCAACCCAGCGGTTCAAATGCGCCGCAGGCCCCTGCTGCACAGCCGCAATCGGGCAACACGCCGCCACCCCCAAGTGGAGCACCGGCCTGGTTGAACAGCTGAGCCAATGTGAGCCGGTGTCCCCGGATGAATGGCAGGCGCACGTGACGCGCGAAGCGGCAAAGGAGATTGGGAAATGGCTCGAGGCCCGCGGAAGACTGGATCGTCCCATCGCAAGCCTCCGGCTGTCCGACCTCGAAAACATGGCGTCCGTCGCCATCAGCCATTTCATCGTTCTGGCGTCGCACAGGATCAGGGAGGCACCGGGGCAGCACGAGGCGCTCGAAAACCTGCTCATGGGGTGTGTTCCGGGCCCGACGTCTGCGCCATTTGCGGGCGTGAATCCCGGGGCTTCGGGTTCTGTCTGCGCCTGCAGCGGGCGCAGTTCCCTTCCTACAAATTCTGTTCGCGCCGGTGCCAGGACATCGGCGCGGACCTTGCAACGAGGAATTACGGAATGATTGATAAAACGGCCCGCGAGGTTCAGGCCATCGTTGATGCGCGAAAGGATTTTGCCGAAGCGCTAGGCGAGCTTGACCTTATGGCACCCTTCTTTGATCGCACGGCTACCGAGATCGACCAACTGATCGAGGCGGCGGTCACCGGCTACATCGACAGCATGCAGACCCAGGGCGCGCAATCAGAGCGCGACGGCCAGCTTCCAGAAGACTCGATTCCATTTTGAGGTAACCCCATGATCGATTTGAACCAAGGCTCGGGCGCGCATTATGTGCCGCCCCGGGCTCTTCCTGACATCACCGCCGCCCTGTGTGCGGCCATCGATACCGGTCTCAGCGCACGCAGGGATGGCGAACGCCCGCGAACCTATGTCAGCTCGTCGGGGCTGGGGCGGGCATGCCTGCGCCAGATTCAATATGACTTTCTGGCGATCTCCAAGGATGAGGGGCAGGATTTTGCTCCCAAGACACTGCGGATATTCGAGGCGGGTCACCGCGGCGAGGATATGGTGGCACACTGGCTGCGCCTGGCCGGGTTTGATTTGCGCACCGAGCGCGCCGATGGTCGCCAGTTCGGGTTTTCAGCCCTGAATGGTCGGCTCAAGGGGCATATTGACGGCTGTCTGATGGGCGGACCGGTATCGATGGCTTACCCTGCGCTCTGGGAAACAAAGGCGCTCGGGGCCTCCAGCTGGAAGGATACGCTCAAGCGTGGCGTTGCGATTTCCAAGCCTGTCTATGCGGCCCAGATCGCGATCTACCAAGCCTATCTCGATCTGCCGAACCCGGCGCTGTTCACGGCGCTGAACCGGGATACGCAGGAAATCTACGCGGAACTGGTGCCGTTTGACGCGGCCATCGCGCAGCGGATGAGTGACCGCGCCGTTGAGGTGGTGCGAGCTTCAGACGTCCAGGAATGGTTGCCGCGCGAGGCGGCCGCACCGACCTCCGTCGTTTGCAAAGGCGGCGTGGCTGCGGGGCATTGGCACCCGCCCTGCGCCTGGGCGCAACGTTGCTGGAGTGAGCGGCGTCCCGGAATTGCTCCGGGGGAGCAATTCAGTCGCGAACGGGCGGAGCCCAGGTCATGATTCCACAGGCTTATGAATTCAAACGCGTGGCTGCGCAGTTTCGCAAGAAATCTGCCTATGGCTTTCACTTTGCGGGCATAGAATCCGCGCCGGTCTATTATTTCGCCGATCAGGAGGCGTTTGACAGTGATGCGGTTGGGGACCTGCGATCCCTGATCATGGATGCGCCTTTGCAACTGCCGCATCCCGCGGTCGTTTTCGAAGTGAAGGATCGACACCCGGAAAGATCGTCGTTGCTGGTCTACGCGCGGCAATTCGAGGATCGGGTGGAGGCTGCATTTGTCTACAAGGACAAACGTCGTCGCCAATGGACGGATTGCATGGCCCATGCCGTCTTCGCCAAGCCGGGATGGTCCAATGTCACCGCCAATCCCAAAGTCACCAAGGAGGAAGCCGCGATCTACAACGAGGTCGTCGCCAGTATCGTCTGGCGGGCCCTCACCATTCTGGCCCATGCCGGGGCTGTGAAAGAGCGCAAGGTAACGCCAGCACAGCGACGGAAATACGCCAAGACCGGCGTGCGTGGCTGGACGTGGCACCAGATTACGATCGACCTCGATCGCGCGCGGGCTAGTCATGCCCTTCTCGGCGGTACACATGCCAGCCCGCGCTGGCATATCCGGCGCGGTCATTGGCGCCAGCTCGCCGACGGTCGCCGCATATTTATCGGCCAGTGTCAGGTCGGCGATCCCGCGCGCGGCGGGGTGGTCAAGGATTACATCGTGAAAGGCGCGTCCACATGACATCGTTTACTCCATCGGCTCAGCAGGCAGCGGCCATCCGGCAAGTCCAGGAATGGTTTGAGACCCGAACGCACGCGCAGCAAGTTCTGCGGCTTTTCGGCTATGCCGGAAGCGGCAAGAGCACCGTTTTGAAATTCGTCCTCGATGAACTTGGCCTTTCACCTCATTGCTCTGATCGTGAAGGAGGATGCCTGCCCGGTGTTGTCACCGCCACATTTACCGGTAAAGCGGCGCTGGTGCTGAGCCGAAAGGGAACGCCCGCGCGAACGATCCATAGCCTGATTTATTCGGTGTCTGAGGCAACCGAGGAAGAAATCGAGGCGGCCACGCGCAAGGTTCGCGCCGCCGAGATCGAAATCCGCACCCTGAGCGGGTTTGATCGAACGGCGGCAGAGGCGGGCATTGAGGCGATGCGCCAGGCACTGTCGGCAATGAAGAAGCCGCGCTTCGCCCTCAACCCTGAAAGCGACGCGGCAGATGCGCGGCTGATCGTGCTCGATGAAGTGTCCATGGTGGGCGAAGACATGGCGCGGGATCTGATGAGCTTTGGAAAACCGATCCTGGTCCTGGGCGATCCTGGGCAATTGCCGCCGATCAAAGGCGCGGGCGCGTTCACCAATGTTGCCCCCGACATCATGTTGACGGAAATCCATCGCCAAGCCGCCGAAAGCGCGATCATTCGTCTGGCTACCATGGCGCGCGAGGGGCAGCCGATCGGGTTTGGCAGCTATGACGCGCATGTCGCCAAGATGCACAAGGGCGATATCACGCCGGAACAGGCCTTGTGCGGCGGTCAGCTCATCTGCGGGATGAACGCGACGCGTTTGCAGCTGAACAACGCGATGCGCGCCGCCGCGGGGCTTTCTGGCACGATGCTTCCAACGGGGGCTCTCGAGAAAATCATCTGTCTCAAGAACCAGAATGACCTTGGTCTGATCAACGGGATGTTCCTTACGCTCGAGGATATTGTGGATGAAGGCAGCCTCTACTTTTCGGCTGTGGTGACGGATGAGGATGGTCGCCGTGTCGAGCCTACGGATCACAAGGAGCGCACCGGCCGCCTTCGGATCTACAAGGGGCATTTCGAGGACCACATCGCCTTTGATCGCGACCGGAATGACCGGGACTGGAAAGACAAGAAGCTCCTGACCGAGGCGACCTTCGGCTGGGCGATTACCGCCCATAAAGCGCAAGGGTCGCAATGGGAGAATGTGATCGTCTGGGATGACGGCCTCGGGCGCAGTGATCTCGATCGTCGACGCTGGCTTTACACGGCCATCACCCGCGCGGAACGCGGCCTTGTATTGTTGGCGTGAGGGAAAGCCCATGATTGATCTCAACGATGTCTGGTCACCGCCCGCGCGCCATGACCTGCGCGCGATAAAAGCCCGGCTTACCGACACGGCATGCGACTGGTTGCCTTCCCTTTTCCCCGAGGCGCGTCTGACCCATGACCGGCGGGCCCTGCGATGCGCGGACCTGACCGGACGGCCTGCGCTGAAGGAGGGCTCCTGCATTCTGCATCTCGAGGGGCCCTACGCCGGTTGGGGCTATGATTTTGCAACCGGCGAACGCGCCGGGCCGGTCGATCTGATTTATCACGCCACCGGCATGACCGACGGTCGGCTGTTTGATGAGGCCGCGCGATTGGCACAGTTGGAGGAGGCCTGCGCCACCCGCCCGAAAACACCCGCACGCCCAAAACCCGACCATGCCCTGGAAATCCGCCGCATTCTGAAAGACTGCCAGCCGCTAGCGGGCAGCGTGGCGGAAACCTACCTGCAATCGCGTGGGCTCCGTGACCCGTGCGCGCCGGATCTTCTGTTCCACGGCGATCTGACCGATTATGAGAGCCGTCGTGGTTGGCCCGGGATGGTTGCCATTCCCCGCCTGGTCGATGGCAGCCCCGTGGGGGGCATTCATCGCACCTTTCTGCTCGAGGATGGCAGCGGCAAGGCACCCGCAGGCAAGAAAATGCTGGGGGCAATTGCCGAGGCGGCTGTTCGGCTGTTTCCGATGCCCGAGGATGGGCATCTCGGTGTGGCGGAAGGCATCGAGACGGCGCTGGCCGCGCATGCGATCTTCGGTGTGGCAAGCTGGGCAGCGCTTTCGACCGATGGGCTGGCGCGGTTCAAATGGCCCGAGGGCACGCGGCACGTCACCATTTACGCCGATGCAGGCGATGCAGGCCGTCTGGCGGCCGCAACACTTTCTGACCGCTTGAACATTGCGGACATCCCGAACCGGATCATGGCACCGCTCAACAGTGACGATTTCAACGATGATCTCATCAAGGGGGCGACCGGTGCCGATTACGAACCCGCAACACAGGCACAGGAACCGGTTGCGCCGGAGAGCCCGCCCATGGTGCCCGGCGCTGTTTCGAGCCAATCCATCGAGGCCCTTGCAGGCGAAACCGAGGCGCTCACAAACCCGCCGGACCTTCCCGCGCTCGGCATGCTGATGGGGCGCATCGTCAAGGCGCGCTTTGAGCCCATGGAAGAGCGGCATCTGTTGTCGCTGATCAAGGTCCGCACCGGGATTGCCATCTCCATTCTGGACAAACAACTCGGGGTCTTGCGCCGTCGCCTCAACAGCACCGGCGATCTCATGAAGCCCGCCGCACGTCCGGCCTGGGCCAATCGACTGCGGCTCGACCTATCCGGCACACCAGAGCGTAACGAGGCCAACGTCATCATGGCGTTGAATTCGGATCCCGCATTCTCTGGCATAATCGCCTTTGATGAGTTCCGTCAGGAAGTGGCCGTTCTTGGCGCGCTGCCATGGGATGATACAGAAGCGACCTATCCGCGCCCGTGGGACGATGCCGATGATATCCGTTCCGCCGAATGGCTGCAGCACCGCGAAGTGAATGTAGCACCCCTGGTGGTGGGTCGTTCGGTGGGTGCCGTGGCCCGTGACATTCGCATTCACCCGGTGCGCGCCTATCTTGAGGCCCTTAACTGGGACGGCACGCCCAGGCTGGAGCACTGG